AGGAATATTGTTATATAAACGCTTTCAGTATCTGAATCGTTTGTTGTATATTCACTATAGTCGGTTGTTGCAGTTGAAGATATTAAATTCATTAAACCTACATATAACACCTTAACAGCATTAGCAGGGTCTAAATTTGCGTTGTTATTATTTTGATATATTGTAACATCATAAAACCCTAAAGGATAATCAGTGTTACCAAGCGCTATTAGGCCACCAAGTGCACTATCTGCACCAATTTTATATGTCAGTTTATTATATCTATCTGCTGTTGAAATTGTAACTCCTGAAGGCATAAAATTCAATATTTTTTGTGTTTGTTGACTTTTAATAGATATTAACGGCCTTATATCACCATCAACATCAACAGTAGAAACATCATCTAACCTTAAATAGATATAATTTTCTATTAATCCACCTGGTGTTAATGTTGCCTGTATCATTTATAACTTTTCTTTTTTTTAGGTTGTTCTTTTTCAAAAAGATTAGATCTTACACTTTCGTTTAAATTTTCTATTTGTTTTTGAGACAGGTCTTCTAATGGTATTCTAATCGAATCAATCCTTTTACCTTCCCATTCTTTTTTTAGTTTCCAAGCCATAGTATTTTATTATAAATATAAAAGTTAAGTAATTGTTTTTCTTTAAACAAAAAATGGGGCATAAAGCCCCAATTTTCTAATTGTTGAGTAACGATTAAGTTCCTGCCGTTATAGTTAATGCAGATTCATCAGTCAATCCATCGAAGGGCCACTTAGCATCTGATAAACTAACGTAAGGTGGTAACTGAATTAGTGCATTTCTTTCTTCTGCTGTCCATTCTATTGTATAACCATTCAAATCACCTTTTGCGGTTCCCGTAATTACGGTTCCCCCCGAAACGTGACACCCGTTAGCGATACCTAATAAAAATACATTATCGTTCGCATCCAAAACAAAGATTTGAGCCCTACTAAAAGCCATTAATCTTAATTCATTTGTCGTATCGTGATCGATCTTTTGCAGTGTTACAGATAGTGCTTGAGTGAAAAATGTAGTTCCATTAGCATTATCTGAATTTACAGTTACAGTCAAGCTTGACAAACTTGGTACCAAATCATATTTGAATACAGTGGTTTGACTACCTGATTGCCCCGACCAAGTCGCGAACCCCGCCGTTGTCATTTCAGTTGATGCTATAGTAGCAACATTTTCAATATTGTTATTATAACTTTTACAGATATAAATTGCTTTAAGTCCTCCAACGGTGTCTTTACAGTCTATTAATCTTCCTCGTGTTAAATCACAAGCCATATTATTTTAGTTTTAAAAGTTAATAAAGGGGGGTGTATTTCAACCCCCGTTTAAAGTATCTATTAAGTCCAAACAGATGTTGCATAAACACCGTCTGTTCCTACTGCTGTTTGTACACCCATAGCGAAGTTCATAGTAATTCTTACATTATCAGAACCATCATATTGGTAAGTTGGTATTAAATTTATTTCAGTCCAATCAGTAGCGAGGTTAGTTCCTACAACAAGATTTTCAGGATAAGTCGCAACAATCGTATCGTTAAACATTCCAGGACAAACATAAATTGGGAAACCCATATAAGTTAAGCCACTAAAATTACCTGCAGCACCTAATGCTTGAAATGTAGTAGCGGAAGCTAATTTTTGTGCATATAAAGCATAAGTTTTTTGGTTCACATAAAACCCAAAACCAGGCTTAGATAAAATTCCTTGTACTGAAGCAACCACTTTATCGTAAACCGCTGCCAAATCATCTAATATGTCTGCAGTAGTAATTGCACCATCTAAATCAACTTCGTGAAAGTCTTTCATTGCAGAAGCGTCTGCACCTGTTTCATCTAAACTTCCATCATCAGACTGAAAGCCGACACCGAAAGGAGAAGAACCTTTCCAAATCATATTCTCAATATGCGCACCTGCTTTTGCCGCAACTGACGCTAATAAGAAGTCAGAAAAGCTTGTTGGCAGGTTACCGTTTCTATCCATATTTTCACCTATCCAAGTTGGAAACACTGTTCCACGACAAATTTCTTCATTAACTTTCATATCAGTTAAAGTTAAAACTTGTTCAGTTAATGAAGTGTCATTACTTGAAGAAAAACCACAAGCAGCAGCAACCACAGGATCAGTAACACCGACATTAGTAATTCTTGCCGATTTGTTTAAACCGTCTATTATTCTAACATAACCTTTAGCAATCGTGTCTGGCGATTTCACAGCAGCCGTTACATAAGGTAATGCTAATTTACCAGCATAAGACGTATATGCTGAAACATCAATATCAAATTGATATTCTTTACTTAAATTATATTTGCTCATTTCTTAAATTATTTATTGTTAATGTAATATGCTGCCCGCTCTTTAGTTGACAGTTTTTTTAAATCGATGGTTGAGTTAAAATGTTGACCTTCAGGATTGTATTTGATACCTTCCTCTGCTGGTTGACCACTTAATTCAACAACTTTATTTCTCAACTCTTCCATTTCAGTCATCAGTTCACCAAGAAAATCGTTTTCTTTTGACATTTCTGTTTTCTTTTCTTCAGAAAGTTCTTCAGTTTCTTCAGCAGCTCTTTCTCCAAATACGGCTTTTTCTAATTCCGCAACTCGATCTTTTAATTTTTCATAAGTTTCTGCCCAGTCTGCCTTTTCAGCTGGTGTTTCACCAGGTTCGTCAAACTCTTCTTTTTTCTCTTCAGATAATTCTTCTGTAACTTCTTCAGATAACTCTTCAGACGCTTCTACGTCTTCAGCTTCTTTTTCTTCACCTAAATCAAGTATTTCAGATGAATCTCCAATAGTCATTTTATTACCATTGTCTAACGTGTAACTTCCTGCCGATAATACAGAAGCTTCGCCATCGTCAGAAATAGCAAAGACTTTAGAGCCGATCATAAATTGTTCATCTTCCGTAGCAATAACTCGACCGTCTTCTAATTTTAATTCAGCGTAAAATTTAACTGAATAAGATTTTGGTTCATTTTTCATTTTTAAGATATTTAAAATTTTTTCTAGTGTTCCCATAACATATATATATATAAAAGTTTATAAACTGTTTATTTTGCTGTCTTAAATTTGATAGCTGCACAGACTTTTGCGGCCGTTTCTTTATCACCGTATTCTTTCATTTGGTCTTTCATACATTCATCCCAAGAATATTTTAACATTGCTTTACGTTTACCAAAAGCTATGTATTCCAACATTTTATATTTTTTCTTTCTCTTCTTCTTCTTTTTACCTAATGCGTCCACATATTCTTCCCTCATTATTGAGGTTGTGTGATCTTCACAAGCCATATATAATCTAACACCATCAACAGAATGTGCATGGCTACCCGAACACCCTTTAAACATTTCAGCATATAATTCTGCCTCTTCTTTTGACCTGAATAATGGTTCACCGTCTAAACTGCTAACAGGGCTTAATTCATTTTGTAAAATAATGTCTTTTATTTTACTCATCGTTACTTCATCGGGGCAATCTTCACAAACCTCGTCTAATATATCTACTTGTTTAGAAGCCTCAATTATTTTATCGGTAAAGTAACCTTCTATAGAAAATCCACGAACTTCCTTATTCTTTATAGCTTCCCAAATTTCAGGATTGTTTTCCGCACTGACTTGTACAAACCAAGTTCCAATAGGTAAATTATTAAATCCATACATATTTGACTTGTCAAATTTCTTGTCTTCTTTAATCCACGATTCTACGACCGTTAAACCCTCAACTGGAACCTTGTGCTCCAATGTATGATTATTGTTGTTTAAACTCGACATAAACAACTTCTGTGCTCGCTTTATCGTTTCTTTAGTAAAGAAGACATCGTATTCTTCGTTAGTGTCTTTGTCAAGTCTTGGTATTTTCTTATCAGGAATTAATATAGCTCCAATCAATTGTTTTTTATCTTCATCTACTTTTGCGAGACTTAAAAAGTCATTATTAAAGAATACAAAGTTTTCTTCAATAGCTGGAAACTTAACTACACTTATTGCGTCAACTCCAAAAAAGTCTGCTGTTTCGTCTATAATTAATTCTATTAATTTTCGTTTTTTCTTTTTCTCTCCCATAACATATATAAATATAAAGTTGTTTAATTTGTTTATAATGTAGCCTGTATATCTAACTCTTCTTGTAAGGCTTGTGCGTTACTAATATCGTTTTCAACTACAAACGCCTGAACTGGTTGTGTTGTTGTGTCAGGTGGTGTTATTGCATTCATATTAGGAATAAGGCCACCTATTCCACCAACTCCCGCGCTTTGCGGAACTGAAGGATCAGGGCCACCACCACCACCACCACCATCATCAGGAACGTCAGGCAATTTAGTCGATACTATCTTTTTAACATTAGCAAGACCAGCCGCAACTGCACCCACTGCTGCTATAGGGCCAAAGATAGGGCCAGCACCAACAGGAGGCGGCGCCAGAGCTGCTGTAGCCGCGCTATATGTATTAATTAAAGCTTGACCTACAGCCAAAGCTTTACCCGCTTTAGATTCTTCACCTATTAACGACGCGACCGACCCTAACGCATTAGCTACTATACTTCTTCTTGTTTGCGCTAATGTTCTCTCTATCTCCTCTTTTGCTTCGGCTTCTTTTTTTGCAATTGAAACAGCTTCATCTGCTGCCGCTTGAGCATCTGCTAATCTTTTAGCTTCCGCGTCTGCTGTGGCTTTTATTGCGTCAGCTTGTTCTTTTTCTAAAGCTTTTAAGTTTGTTAATTGCTCGGATCGTTGCCCTGTAATTCTTTCGTCTAAGTCCGCTAGTTCTGTTTTTGCATTTATTAAAGCAACTTGTAAATCTATATTAGTTTCATTACGTGACAATTCTAATTCAGCTAGTTCTACTTTCTTTTGTGCCAAAGCCTGTTCTTCAGCAAATTGTTCGTCTAATATCTCACCTAATTTTGTGTTAGCTGCTATACGCTCTTCAAAAGTTAAACTAATATCATCACGTAATTGTCTTTGTATTTCCGCGTCTTTTTGATATGTTAATTGTAATTGTCTTTGATTAGCTTCTGCTAATTTTACTTCGTTTTGTAATCTAACTAAATCATTGGCGTATTTTACAGTTTCTTGAGCTGATTCTTTTGCGTTTTTTATAAAGTCACTAAAACTTTCATTATTACCTACAATAGATTCTTTAACACCATCAAAAGCTTGTTTTGCTAAGTCGCCGGCTTCTTTAAATTCGCCTTTTAAAACTTTACTAACTGCCCTACCTAACAATCCTAAACCATTAACTACTTCTATAATCGGTTGTATAAGTTTTTGAATTATGTCACCGAGTATTGCAGTTCGTACAGCCACCTTGTCCATAATGACCTGATTTTGACTAAATATGTCGGCCAACTTAGCGAACGCCGCTACAATTAAACCAATACCGACAGCTTTAAATGCCATACCAACAGCACCAATACCTCTTTTCATTTTACCAAAACTACCTTCTGAATTGGTCGCAGCTTTATTTGTGTCTATAACACCCTGTTTTAATTTATCTACTTCTTGTACTGCCCCTTTTGCATCTACATTTATTTTTATATTTTTCTCTACCGCCATATTATTCTAATTATTTGTTTAAACATTCTTATAAAGCTGGTGTGGTATTCTTGTAATCCGTAAACAAAATCTAATTCTTTATCTTTATACTCAACTAACTGAATATGATCAATTGTTGGTATTATTAATTTTGTTGTTGATTCTATATATTTTTTTAATTCCATAATAAATAATCTCCGTTTTGTAGTTGTATATTATCACCATTTTGGTACAACGCCCAGTTTCCATCATACTCTAAACTCATATTTTTAATTCTATTAACATCTACATCTACTGTTAAAGTCCATAATCTTTTCGTGTCTGTTTGACTGTCATCTAAACCAAATCTTAATATATTATCATCTATATCAATATGTAATGTACAGGTTGTTGGGTTAGCACCCTCACGAATACTAAACTCTTCTTGGCCGCCCACTGTACTTAATTGTGCTGCTGTTCCGTTAGCTATTTTAAAGGCTGTATAATACGCAAAACCCTCTGTATATCCTAAAGTATATGTTGAGCTAGAACCACCGATTACAGTAGCAATTCCTTTTACTCTTATAATCATATTTATATTGTCAGGAATAAATAAAGACCTTCCGTATTTATCGCCTTCAGGATAAGCATAAGCACGCGTGTTTCCATCCGTGTGCCCACTTAAAACAACTCTATGGCTTTCCCCCTTGTATTGTGGCATTTTCTTATTCTTAGCCGCATATTTAATTACAATATCGTCACCCATTGTACGAAGTAAAGATTGACTGTACTTGTCTGTATCAACACCCTGAATAAATGGTTTATTACGTCCACCGATCTTGCCACTTATAAGGGTTTTGAGTTGTCCAACATTTAATATATTAGAAGCTGAAAATATACTTTTTAATCTCAATGGTAAACTTCCCGAATTAGCCTTGCAAGGATATAAACCATTTGCGGCTTGAGCCACCCAATTCCACATTACATCACCACCATTACAAAAACAACATTCAGGACTTGTATAAACTCCTAAAAAGTTCGGGGCGGTTGTATCAGGCGTGCAAGCAGGATCATTTTCAGGACACCACATAAAATAATCATCGGCATATAAATTAACACCACCTACACTTCCAACCACATAATCACAACCATTACAATTAGCCTTAGTGTCTAATGATTTTATCAATGTTACTTTTGTACTCGCTTTAGTACCGACTTGATAATTTGATATATTAAGTATTCTCCAATAACTATCTTTTATAAATATCTCATCTGCAAAACTAAAATTAAAAATATCTACTTCATTTAGGTTTAAATAACATTCCATTATTCTCGCCTCTGAACTATATATATTGTCTAAGTATTGTTTCCAGTATAAACCGTATAAAGTGTTATTAAACCAATTACCAATATAACCCTGGTAATTAAAAACATTTAGATTACCTACAATTGGGGGTGTCGCGTTCCAATATAAAGTTTTATTAGCGGAACTTAATGTATAAACGTTTGAAGAAGGTGTTATATCAAACGGCGTGCATACTGGATAAGTATTAAAAGAATAAGCCGTTAGTGCCGTGGCTGTTGCACGGTGTAAATAATAATTAACCTGATCGTCAATTACATCTAATACGTTTGTAGCTGTTCCACAATAATAGAATAATTTAGGTTTTGTTTTTTTAACTTTGTTTACTGTAACCCCGTCGTTTTCCTCATAACTAAATTCATATTGAACGGTCATATTAGGTAAAAATGTACCATACTGTTCTTCATCATTTGCGAAGACTTGACTATTTATAAAGGGTGAAAATATAGATTCATTTTTTAACTCACCGCTCGCGAACTGATTATTAAATTCGTCTATTCTAAGATGTCCAAAAACATTTACTTCAGGATAACGTTCTTTAAAAGATTTGTTATATAAATCTTCATCTTCTTGATCTGTTAGGTGTATTGTCTTTTTTTGTAATTCTGTTGTATCTCTTACTACAATTTCTTTGTCTAAATCTAATTTATCTGTCCAGTGTTTTAATTGACCACTAGCAATGAAGTCGTTATACGGCTCTATAATTAAATTAGTGTCGTCATCAGGATTAGTTAATACTACTAAATTAAATCTTTGTATTATGTCTTTTAAAAAAGCTCTTTGTGTTATTTCTTGGTCTATACATGCAGGAACATCTACAGTAGCACCGAACACATCATTTGTATAACCCGCCCATTCTATACTAATTGAGTTATAATAATTTCCACAAGCGTTAGCTTGGAAAAACTGACCTATTTTAAATTCAGCATTCGCATACGTTCCATCAAATATCAAAGTACCACAATCTATTATTATCCTTGCAGATTTTCCTGGAGGCATTCCTTCTAAACTCAAACTATATTCCAAGGATTCTAGTACTGTTGGATTATTAGAATTATTAGGATCATTGATGGGGGTAAGTGTTATTTCTGTACTCGCATATTCAACACCAGTTGAAGAATTATAAGTTGGAGATGAAGGGTCTGCGTCCCACTCCACCAAGCTTGCTGTTAATACAATGTTACCACCAAAATTGCAACCTAGGACACCAACAGACTTAAAGGTATGCCTAAGAGTAACCTGCTCCATCGTGTTGTCTAATTTGGTAAAATAATTGTACGTTGTATTCCATACACTATCAGGATCTACAGGGGTAGTGCAAGAACCTGAAGCTGTTGTAGTGTCTGCTGGAACGACAACCTGACTAACAGTTCCACAAGAAGGTGTTGTAGTGTCTATTTCCATTGATAAATCCCCCCAAACACTACTATTACTAACTTGCATGAAACCGCTGGGGGCCGCATTAGTGTTTGTTGTCGGTAATGCAGATAATTCTAAAGCTGTTCCAGTAGTCATAAATAGCTTACTAAAAAACTTATCTGTGTGAATACCTGTACCATCTATAAAATCTGACGTATAGGAAAAACCGGCTCTTCCCAGTATTAAATTAAATAGTGTTTTTAATTGTATTGATGGTCTAAACTGGTTAATACTAACGCTTTTGTCCCAAGCAGCTTCTACACCACCGTTATCTTCATCCGCTACTATTGCGTTTGCAGTTGTTTGGTCTAAGTTCAAATAACGCGCTTCACTCGGATCGTAATAAAATTTTTCTCTTGTTACCGAAATTGGATATACTATTTTTGAAACTCCTGCGTCTGAATCGTATAAGGAAGTTCCTGCAGCGTTTTGTAAAGAGTTCCCCCAGGAAGCCGCCAAATTTGTATTATTATAAACGTGGTTTAATTCTGCACTATAACTTCCGTTAGGATTTTTAAAAACGTCTTTTAATCTTTGTTCACCAATGATACTAAATAACGAAGCACTACTTGACATTAAAACCACCTCGTAAACCTGTGCTTTTTTATATACCGATTTTAATTGTAAAGCCCCTTCAAATTGTGGAACTGTACCAACATATAAAACCGCATCAAATTTTGTCCTTGTATTAAATACTAAAGTTTCTAAGTTTACATTATACCAGTCCTGAAAGAATTGATTATTGTTGTCAGTGAATGGTAATTTAAATGTTTGGGAATAGCTGCCCTTTCTTGTTTCAGGTTCTTTAACATCTGAAAATTGAAAGTTTAAAGAAACATTTGGAGCCTCCTGTAAATCAAGATTATAAGCCGTTGTTGAGGTGGCTGCCGATGTGGCTTTTCTATATGCAACTAAACGTACATTCATTACGAGTTTGTATTAACTGGGTTAGCATATTCTATATTGATAGTGTATTGTATCAATTTATCGTTTGCACTTGTTTTTTTAATAAAAGAACTATCTGTAACCATTACACCTTCTGTAAAATCTGTGTCTGAATTTTCCACAATATAAACATCTGTACTCATTATTAGCTTTTCTATTAAAATAGTATCAGTTTCTGTTATCCAATCTGTATTAATTGTTTCCTTTAATACTGCTGTTGTTTGTCTTGTGGTTTTTCCCCTTTGTGTATTATTATAAAACCATTTAGAGCGATTAAAATTACCTAACATAGAACTATAATTATTTCTTTGTACTTCAGTTGTTTGTGTAGATTTCATTTTAAAATTGAAATAATCATAACCACCGACAGAATTACGCCAAGCTAATCTTCTAACTTTATAACCCTTACACGATCCATCTTGTTTTATAAAATAATAAGTAGTTGTTTTATATGCAATAGTTCCAGAGTTGTTTCCAGTCCCTCGTATTGTATAATAAGCCCACCCTGAATTATTAGAAGGTCTGGCGGCAGTTGTATCACTTTGTAATTGTAAATTACTGGGGCCACAACCAAAATATAATAATCTGCTAGCATCAGTTAGTGAACCATCATTAGGTGGTAAGCCTCCATTGCCAGAAACGTTAGCTATATATTGTGCTGTATTAATTACTGAACCGCTTGAATCATAATAAACAATTTCAATGTAATCAATATCACTACCAAAATTAGTATAATCATTTAAAAACGCGACAGTGTGGTAATCACCTTCATTAGCTTCATCATTCCAGTATATATAATTTACCCTGCCTTTTATATTATAATCTCCAGATTCTTGAATAGCTACGTCACTTAAAAATCTGTCGGTTGCACCATTACAATTAAATACATTAAAATCAGTTCCTTGTATATAACTACTACTTGCACTTCTAGCCGTCATTAAAGGTAATGAGGCCTGTAAATAATGTAATGTGTCATTGACCGAATCACTTGTTGTTTCTGCAGGTATGCCAGAAGCTGAAGTACTATATTCTTGATAACCCTTTACATATATTGTTTGAATCTGTGTTCCGTCTGTTCTATTATCGCCATTTACGCTAAATGGTTTCGCGACTGAATTAGCGCCGATTTTATGAATTGTCCTAAATGGTTGGCCCGTGTCGTTTTGGTCGAATACTGTGTCTATTAATTGAGAATTAACAATGTCTCTCAAATCAAAAAACGCTCTTGCCTTGTTATTAGTTATATCTGAGCTATAACCGTTTCTTCTTTGTTTTATCTTAGCCAATAAAGTTCCTGAAGCGTCATCTAATCTAACTTCTAATATCAGTTTATAGTAATAGTAGGAAGCGGTTGTTGCGTCATCTTGAAATAACATATAACCAATTACAGGCGTCCAATTTGTTATCACTGGAACTTTTGAAGTTGTATTAACAGGTTTCTGTTGCCACTCTAATGCTGAACTCATATTTTATTCTTTTAATAATAACTCTAAATCGTCTGCAAACGCTTGAGTTATGTTTTCTGTTTGTTTGTTTAATTGTTCTGTAAATGGTTTACTAAAGAATTGTGTTCTTTCTAAACCTCTTTGAAATATAGATCGTTGAATTAAGAATGTTAAACTTTCTAATTTAATGAATCTTCCTTTCGCGTCTCTTCCCTTTATACCTTTCATTTTAATCCAATTTTTTATTGAGTTTTTAAACTCGTTCCACGTTCCACCGAATTTACCACTACCGAATCTAAAAGGAGTTTTCCCCCCTCGCATTCTCCCACTACCTTTAAACCCGCCAGAACCCTTTACACCTTCATCTACGAACTGCCAATAATCATCAGCGCGACCAAATTCAAATTCTAAAGTAACCGAATCTTTTGTTGATGTAACTAAATAATCAAAATCGTTTGACAACGTGCCGCTGGCGTTTTTCTTTTTACGTTTAAGGATGCCGCGACCTTCTTTAACTACATTTCTACCAAATGTTTGTAACGCTTGTATTGTGTTATTAAAATCCATTATGTGTTAGCTATTATTGGTGCAATACAAAGATTGTTTTTATTGTTTACATCTACACTTATTGAAGCACTCCAACCAGTCAAAAGATTATTGAAACGTGCCGTAAATGGCTCTGCTGTTATTGGTAATTGTAAAACAACTTCATTATCTACCCAAGATTGTGTTGTTAAACTGTGTTTAAATTCAGCTACAACATCTTGTAATATATTTAGTGTTTCACTATATCCATCAACCCTTCCTAATCTTTGTTTATTTGGTGAATCCCCAACTTCGTCGTTTATCATATCCATTACAAAGATCGTGAAGTTGTAAGTCAAAACACCTTGATTAATTACAGCATTACCAGGCTCCGCGTATAGTATTACATAATCGGTGGCACCCAGTTTATTAATGTCAACTTCATCCATCATGCCACTGTGAAAACTATTTATTTCATAGTGTTTGTCCGCTATTGTTTCTAAATATCCAACTACATTTCTAAAACTTATCATAGTTACTTTTTTGTATATTATTATAATCCTGTGTATAAGCCAAATAAGTTAGAACCTCTAATATCGGTAATTCTGTTATTTTACTTATATCTAATATATTATTACTCAATGAGTAAAGTACATTATACCAGCCCCACTTACTTTGTAGGCTTACACCCTTTGTTGTTTCACTTCCCGTTTTTCCAAATAAAGGAGCGAAGTCTTCGCCAATCTTTCTCCTAAAGTCAAAAAAAAACCTAACGAACTTAACGCTATATTCATTGGACAATCCTTAAACAACTCTTCTTTAAATTCATCAGGGTTGTATGGTTCAATTGCATATCTATCGTTAACCTTATTTGTCACCTTTCTATATAATATACTCATTATAATATGAAGGTTCTCAATCGGGTTTTTACAATAACTTTCCAAATCTATATATTCCCCCGTTGTCAATTTATTTAAATTAGGTACAAACCCAAATTCAATTTCTGAAAACGTAAACACCTTTACAAAATCTTCTTTTTTTGGTTCTGTGTCAATCATACCTTTAATTATGTTCATTATGTCTAATAAGTCCGTGTAAGCCATTTTCTTAACTACAAATGGACTTGTGTTACATAACAACGCTAAACTCCTTATAACCTTATTTTTCTCACTCGCTTTACTTTCTTGTATTTTTATATACTCTTGATATACTCCAATTGTTATATCAGACCATTCGTTAGGGATCGTTAATTTAACCTCTTTCATTACTTATAAATATAAATTGTTACTATTTGTTTTTACGATATATAATACTTACCACTATATGAAACCATCAATTTGTTTAATGCCACATAACGAACACTGTCAATTGCATGATTGAAGGCGTCAATTGGTTTATTTGTTATCTCGTTATTTTTGTTCTTTATCCACTTGTAGTTTCTGAACTCCTTAATAGCGTTCACACTACGTTTAGTTATGTTTAGTTTATGTCGTTTTAAAACATCTATACCAATTCGAATACTGTCCGCACCTTTCTTTGCTGGTTTGATATTAATGCCACCCATTCTAAAAATTTCTTCAATGCTCTTCGGTTCCGCGCTATCCGCAAATATCTCTATATTTCTATCAATACCTAATTGTTTAATCTTGTGTGCAATATCTTGATTTGTTAAACCTCGTTCATATAATAGTTCGTCAATATATAAGTCTAAATCGTGTTTATAAACTTTTATTAAGCTGGTCGGATCAGCAGTGAATCCAAAGTCTAATCCGAGTGCAATTGGTTGTGCGTTATCAGGTATTCCGTCAATTATGTTAAATAGCGGGAAAATGGTTTCAGTCGCAACCCCTCTTTGACCTTCACCAAAAACCCGCCATAAATTTTCATCTACTTCTTTAAGTCTTTCAATTTCTGATATTGTAGATTGTTCTAAAAATGGATTATCCTTATACGTTGATATATGAAAGTCCACATCATCACGATCTGAATCAATTATTTGTGTGTATAACCAGTGATATTGTTCAGATGGGTTAAAGTCAATTATTATTTTAAACGTTGTTCTTAATGACAGTTGTATAAATTCGTCCATTGAAAATTCATTACACTCATTTAAAAAAATTATTTCACGCTTACGACCTCTTACCCTTTGTGGTTGGTCTACTGAAATGAACTCAAAATAATTACCATATAAATTATATATATTATTTGATTTGTTGTGTAATCTTTCGTCGTATAGATTTTCTTTTTTAAGTATGTCGAAAAAATCACGCATTGACGTTCCCCTTAGAGCTGGCATTGTTTTCCGCGCTATTGTGATGTACAAACCTTTACCTTTATTTTTATATGCAAATTCTATTAATGCAAGTAATACAGAATATGTCTTACCGCTTCTTGTACCACCCTGTAAAACACAAATTCGTTTAGTAGAATTTTTTACATCGTAATATGGTTTAGCTTGTTTCGTCATCGTCATTAATCCAAGATGGTTGCCCTAATGTGTTTCCACCGCTTGTAATATCTAACTCCGATTTTTCAACATAACCTCGCGACTTACCTTTAGTTTTTAAATAAAATATAGTGGCAGCCGTTGAGTTATCCTGTATCTGCTGGTGTAATTGACTTTCCGCGAAGTCTAACGCAACGTTCTCTATTTCTTTAACCTGCTTCTTAAATTCTTCATCTTCCTTTAAC